TATTAGAATTAGGTTTCGGAACGCCAGTATATCTAACAAATGCAAGCTTTGACATCACATCAAGCGTTTCTGGAACATCAAGAACGTACCAAGCAAACGGACATTTCAGAGGAATAACAGGGGTAAGCGAAACAAACGCACCTTCTAAAAATAGTCTAATCGTTAATCTTTCTGGCGTAGACCAAACCTATATATCCATAGCACTTAACGAAAACATAATTAACGATAATGTATTTGTTTACAGGGGGTTTTTAGATGCAAACCTTGCACTAATAGCTGACCCATTCCTTTTGTTTTATGGAACAATAGACGAATATAAGATTACGGATACGACAAAATCAGCAAGTATAAACCTAACTGTTACGTCACATTGGGGTAACTTTTCTAAACAAAGTGGGCGAACAACGTCAGATACTTCACAAAAAAGGTTTTTTTCTTCTGACAAAGGCATGGAATTTTCCGCTTTGACTGTAAGCGACATTAAATGGGGTCGGGTATGAGTAGCGTTCATATATACCAAGCAGAGAAAAAAGATTTCCAAGAGGTCTTTGATTTATTGATAAATTTTAAAGAAGTTGACCTAGTTGACGTAGACTTACCCAAAGTAGATAAGCCAAAACTAAAAGCGTTTATTGATTTTATTTTACAAAAGGGCAAGATTATTCTTGTGAAAGAGTTAGACCAACAAGAACTTATTGGCTGTTGCATATTCCATAAATCAGAATATTGGTTTAGCAAACAGGAACTAATTAACATAAATATTCTATATATTAAGAAACAATATAGAAATTTTAAGCTAGTCAAAACGCTTATAGATAGCGTTAAAAATGTGGCTGATGATTTGCCGATAGTTATGGGGGTCACAACAAAACTTGAAATAGGTGCTGTATTAGAAAAACTTGGGTTCGAAAATATGGGCGGTAATTGGAGATTGGCATAAATGTGTGGTTTTATTGGCGATTTTCTTGATGATGTAGGCGATTTCGTAAGAGATGTAGTTGATGTAGTCGTAGACGTAGTAGAAGACGTTGTAGGGTGGCTAATACCACAGCCAGATATACCAGAGTTCGGGGATGACTTTGCGGAACAGCAAGCACAGGGGATATTAGTCAATAAATTTAGGGCAAACGCTTCCATTCCTGTTGTATATGGCACAAGAAAAGTCGGTGGTAATGTTGTATTCTTAGAAACATCGGGAACAGATAATCAATATTTATATATGGCTTTAGTTCTTAGTGAAGGGGAAATAAACAGCGTAGAAACCCTATTCGTAAATGAAAATCAAGTAACTCTAAGCGGAGCATTGACCGATGGCACACAAAGAACAGTAGCTAGTTCGGATTCAAACTTCTTTGCTGACTCTAGCTTAATTACAGTAGAAGCACATTTAGGAACAGATTCACAATCAGCATCAACCCTATTATCTACACTTACTTCATGGACTTCAAACCACAGATTACGAGGTTTAGCCTATCTAGCTCTAAGATTTGAATGGAACGCTGATAAGTTCGGGTCATTGCCTAAAGTGCAAGCGATTATAAAGGGTCGGAAGGTTTACAACCCAAATCTTGATAGCACAGTTACAGGGGGTAGCGGTAGCCACAGGGCAGATACAAGCACAACATGGGAATATTCGGATAACCCAATATTACAGCTATTAGATTATCTCAGAAACGATAGATTTGGCATGGGTATCCCGAATAGTTATTTCGATAGCAACTTTGCGGATTGGCAGACCGCCACAGATGTATGTGATACAAATATCACACCTTTCAGCGGTGCAAGCCAGATTGACCTTATGGATAGTCATGCGGTTGTTGATACATCAGTAAAAGCTATAGATAACGTCAAAAACTTTGTAAGGGGGTCTAGGTCGTATCTAAACTTTTCGGGTGGTAAATACAATATATTGGTCGAAAACACAGGCACAGCTTCAATAACGCTCACAGAAGACAATATAATAGGCGGTATCACAGTACAAAGTAAAAACAAGAACTCACGATATAACAGGGTTATTGTAAACTTTATAAATCCAGATAAAAATTATCAATCAGACACAGCACAGTTCCCACCAGTAGATGAAACAGGATTAGCATCGGCAGACCAACACGCAAATATGAAAACCGCTGATGGCGGTCTTTTATTAGAGGGCAGATTTGACTTTTCTATGTTTACAAGTCCATATCAAGCTCAAGAAATGGCAGAAATAATACTTAGACGCTCACGAACTAGCCTTGATATATCGCTTAGAGCGGATGCAACAGCCTTAGACCTAGCCATAGGGGATATAGTAAATGTAACCCATGCAACCCCTAGCTTTTCCGCAAAACCCTTTAGAGTACAGGGAATGTCAATAAATACAGACCACACAGTAAGTTTACAATGTTCAGAGCATCAAGATAGTTTTTACACATTCGGTACACAACAGGAAGTGCCAACAATACCCGATACAACACTACCAAACCCCTTTTCAGTACAGCCACCCGCAAGCATAACACTAGCTGATGAACTGGTAGAGTATGCCGATGGGATTGTAATAACCCGAATGTTAATTACTATCGGAGCGTCAACAGACCTTTTTGTTGATAACTATGAGGTACAAATAAAGCAGACATTAGACCCCGATGGGAACGCTGTAACTGATTCATTTAGAGAAATAGCAGTTGGAAAAATACTGGAATATCAACATCTTAATGTGATTGATGGTGCAACGTATCAAGTCAGAGTAAGAGCAGTAAACACTATAGGGTCTAAGAGTACTTTCATATCAACTACAAGGGCAATAGTAGGGGGTGTTGAACCGCCTAGCAATGTTGAGGATTTCGGGGTTGAATTGCATGGTCAAGACCACCTAAAGCTTACATGGACTCCACCTTCAGCAAATAGCGACTTGGATATATCGTTTTATGAAATACGCTATCAAAATGTTACAACTGGTGCTAACTGGCTAAACTCAACAAATCTTGTTAGATGCCCTAGAAGAAAGTGCGATAATGCAGTAGTTCCCGCCAGAGTAGGTTCATATCTTATCAAAGCAGTAGATAAAAACGGCAATACATCGGCAGAAGCCACCATAGTCACAACCAATATTTCAGCTATACAAGCCTACAAACAAATATCAACATTCACGGAAACGCCCGATATTTTCACGGCTTCAGACCAAATGGATGCAACATTTCCGCTTGCTGTTAAAATAGACCCATCGGGGGATGTTATATTATCGTTAGATACAGTCACTAATTTTGACGATACAGTAGGTAATTTTGATAGTGTTGAAGGGGATTTTGAGCTAGGGGGAACAGATACAACGTCAAACCCTAACTTTAATAATACAAACAGAGATGCAAAAGGCTTCTATAATTTTAGTAATTCCCTTTCACTTACACAAATATTTGATGGCAATATAGAACCATCAATAACCCTAGACGCAGAAAACCCTTATGATTTGTTTGATGGTGGTAGAGGTGCGTTATTATTCGATGAAGCCAAAGCACCTTTTGATGGAACGGAACAAATACACGCTTTTCATAGAGTGCAGATAGCAACTTCCACTACTTCATTAGCGGATTGCACAAGCTTTCAAGATATTACACAATCAGCAACATTTAAATTTAAGTTTGCAAAGTTTCGTTTAAAGTTGTCAAATGATGATGCCCAAACGTCTAGTAATGTAAAACAAATTGTGATTAAATTAAATATGGAAGAAAGAACCATCGCTGAAAGTAATTTGACAACATCAAGCGGAAGCAAAACAGTAACATATATAAACCCATTTTTTGAACAACCCGCAATAGGTATTTCCGCACAAAATATGGCTACTGGTGATGTTTTTACAATAAGTTCTAAGACAGTAAGCGGGTTTACAATAGCGTTTGCAAACTCTAGCGGGGGTGCAGTCGATAGAACATTTGACTACATCGCAAAGGGATTTGGGTTGCAAAGTTAACAGGAAAAAGGTATAAAAAATCATGGCACAAGTTTCAGACGTAAGTTTAGCAAATCAAGGTTTCAGTTCTTTTCGGACTGAATTGAATAATATTTTGACGGCTTTGAATACTTCACACATAGGAAGTTCAGCACCAAGTTCAGTCGCTACAGGCACAATATGGGTCGATAATGGAACAAGTGGATTTTTAAAAGTAAAGATTAACGATGGTTCAGATAATATTGAGTTGTTTTCAATAAATATAACAAGCAATGCAATAGCAAGCACAATGTCAACGACTGGTACTATATCAGAAACAGACCCCAATGCTTTACCTTTGGCGATTGCTCTAGGATAGGGAGTAGAACATGGCTAACACATTTAAGGTAAAAACTAACGGAGCAATGCCCGCAAGTGCGGGAACGCCATTAACACTTTACACAGTACCAAGCTCAACAACCACAGTTGTCATAGGCTTATTGCTTTGTAATATACACACAACAGCGGTTACAGTAGATGTTCAGCTAGTTTCCGACACAAGCGACACAGAAACAAACGAAACAGTTTTATTAGCAAAAGATGTAAGCATACCAAACGGCTCAACCCTAGAACTACTCACAGGGGGTAAGGTGGTGATGCAAACCACAGACATTTTAAAGATAGATTGTAGTGTTGCCAGTAAAATAGACGCTACACTTAGCATATTAGAGATAACATAAGGGGAAACAATGCCATTTATAGGAGTACAACCCGCATCAGCCTTATTAACAAGTGCTGACATACAAGATGGTCAGATAACAACAGCAAAACTTGCAGACACAGCCGTAACAACAGCAAAAATTACCGATGATGCTGTTACAGGGTCAAAAATAGAAAATAGTCCAACAATAGCAAATGGGATTACTTTGACCGATGGAGATATTTCTTTTGCAAGTGGTCACGGAATCAATTTTGCTAGTGCTAGTGGTTCTGGGAGTGGTTCGGCTTCAGCTTTACTTGATGATTATGAAGAAGGAACATGGACTCCCACAATTATAGGTGCTGGAGGTGGAGTAAAAACTGTTGGTTCAAATAATGTTGGGCGTTATCAGAGGGTGGGGAATCATTGCACTATTTCAGGTACGGCTCATTGCAATGGAAGCGAAACTTTAAGTGGTGCAATAGCTATGGGGGGATTACCTTTTACTGTATCTAATATTAGCAATTACAGATGTTCCTGTGCATTAGGTGGAACATCGGGTCTAGGGATGCCTTCTGGTTATACAAATGGTTTTGCTATGAGTGCTGACCCTAATGCTACTTTTGTATATATAGTAGCCAGAAGCACAAGTGGGTATTCGCATAATCCAACTGTCGCAGATCAAACTCACCTTTTTGGTATAAACATGA